GGCGTTCGTCGAAAACAAACCATCCGCATTGGTTCCGACCTCGGCGATACCAGTAGCTTCGATCCATATGTAGCTCATGAGGTCACCCTTGGAACGAATAGGAATAGTAATTTCATTGGAAGCACCGAAAGTACCGATGTAATCCATACGCTCGGGCTTCATGGCAAAGTTGGTGTAGCGCTTATAGTTCTGACGAAAGAAACTGACCTGGGGGTCACCAGTGATGTACACATCCTGGGCACCCACCGATACGAGCTCGATTAAAGCAGCAGACATTTATTAGTAAATGATATTAAAAATTTGGCTGGATATAAACATATGGTGGTATTTCAAGCTCTGACATGGGAAGCGAGGGATGTGGATGACGAACATTTAATCAGTATTATGGGAAAAATGGAAAATGGAAAATCCGTGTGCGTTACAACTGTGTTTGAACCATATTTCTTTGTGAAGTTACCTAGGGGAACCACTGATCAAGAGGTTCGACTATTGTTCAACGATTTGAACAAAATCCGTGAAGATCATGTCACGAGTTATAGTGTCACGAAGAAGAAGGATGTATGGGGGTTTCAAAATAATGAGATGTTTGCCTATATGCGTTTGAATTTCAGGACACTTGCTGACCGTAGGAAGGTTAATTCCATATTTGCCTATAATAATAATTTCAGAAAGTACCATGTATATGAATCAAACCTCGACCCTGTCCTGAGATTGATGCATCGCACTGGTATCCAATCTACTGGTTGGTTGGAAACTGGCTCGGAATGCGTTCGTTCCCATCTCGCAAAGGTTGATATTGATCTTTGGTGTAATGATTGGAGGGGACTCAAACCAGTGGCTCGAGATGACATTGCACCTTTCGTAGTGGCATCGGTTGATATAGAGTGTAATAGTTCTACTGGAAAGTTCCCAAGTGCCGACGTACCTGGTGATGCATGTTTTCAGATTGCCATATCTCTATGCAAATTTGGGAATGATGAACCATACGAAAAGGTATGTTTATGCTACAAGAAGACTGAGGGTCCCAATGTTGTGAGCTTTGATACCGAAAGAGAAATGCTAGAAGCCTTCCAAAAGTACATCCACGAAAAGGATGTGGATATTATCACAGGGTGGAACATCTTTGGTTTCGATCTCGAGTACATCTACAAGAGGGCACACTTCACTGGGTGTCATGAAGAGTTTTTCAATCTTGGTAAGCTCCACGATCCACCAAGTGAGCTATTAATGAAGAAGTTAAGTTCGAGTGCCTTGGGTGATAACTTTCTGAAGCTACTCCCCATGACTGGAAGGTTCATCTTCGATATGTTCCATGAAGTGAAGAAGGGCTACAAATTAGACTCGTATAAATTGAACGAAGTTTCGAAACTCTACCTCGGAGACCAAAAGATAGATATGGCTCCGAAGGAAATGTTTGCTCGTTACAGGGAGGGTAATCCCCAAAAATTGGGCGAAGTTGCTGAATACTGCATCAAAGATACCCTCCTCCCCCATAAACTATTGAAAAAATTATGCACACTCCTCAATCTCTTAGAGATGGCAAAAGCGACGTGGGTCCCACTGTGTTTTTTAGTTGAACGTGGTCAGCAGATTAAGGTATTCAGCCAGCTTACCAAGAAGGCCAGAGAGTTGGGATACATGGTTCCGACAATCAAGTACGGTGCTCTCCCCGAAGAACCCTACGAGGGTGCGACGGTTTTAGAGGCACAAAAGGGTGCCTATTACACACCAATCACAGCCTTGGATTTCGAAGCTCTGTACCCTTCGATCATGATGGCCCATAACCTCTGTTACTCGACGTATGTCATGGACGAGAGGCGGTACGGTAACGTTCCAGGTGTCACATACGAAACGTTTAAGATTGGTGACAAAACCTACAAGTTTGCTCAAGGTGTTGAAAGTCTTTTACCGGCAATCCTTCTCGAGCTTAAACAGTTTCGCAAAAAGGCTAAGCGGGACATGGCCACTGCAACGGGTTCGATGAAGGAGGTCTATAATGGTAAGCAGTTGGCCTATAAAGTTTCTATGAACTCTGTATATGGTTTTACTGGTGCAGGGAAGGGTATTCTCCCATGTGTTCCAATTGCATCTACGACGACATGTAGGGGTCGGGGGATGATTGAGGAAACGAAGAACTATGTGGAGGCTAACTTCCCGGGTGCAAAGGTGAGGTATGGTGACACAGATTCGGTGATGGTTGAGTTCGATGTTGGGGGGCGCACGGGTGAAGATGCTGTCAGGTACAGTTGGGAGGTGGGCGAGAGAGCAGCGGAAGAATGCAGTGCTCTATTCAAGAAACCCAACAACCTTGAGCTCGAGAAGGTCTACTGGCCTTACTTCCTTTACTCTAAAAAACGCTACGCCGCCAAACTTTGGACCAAAGGGAAGGATGACCAGATGCACATGGACTACATTGACATCAAGGGTCTTCAGGTTGTCCGCCGAGATAATACACCCCATGTACGGGAGGTCTGCAAAGAGCTTCTTGATGTTGTTCTCACATCGAGTGATCCCGGGCCACCCAAGGAGTTGGCCAAAAAGAGGGCGAATGAACTTCTTTCTGGTGAAATATCAAATGAAAAACTTATTTTGAGTCAGTCGCTTTCAGACAGCTATAAAATCAAAGGAGATCCAGTGTCGATTACGAGCCCAGAAAGCGTGAATATAAACCAATCACATGTTCAGGTTGTCGTTAAGATGCGGGAACGAAAACCAGGTTCTGAACCTCAATCAGGTGATCGTGTTCCGTATCTTCTTACAAAGACGGACGATCCGAAGGCTAGGGCATTTGAAAAGTCGGAAGACCCCAAGTATGTTGAGGAGCATAACATTCCCATAGATTATCAGTACTATTTTGAAAACAAGTTCCTCAATCCTGTGTGTGATCTTTTAGATCCGTTATTCGAAAATACCAAACAGGAAATTTTCGGTGAGATTATCGAGCAATATAAACCACAAAAAAAGAAACTGGGACCCGCCATCAGCACCATGAAAAAAGATCAACTCATCGAGGAGTGTAAAAAGAGGGGTTTAGACGAATCGGGGAACGTTTCGGATCTCAAGGGAAGGATTAAAGAGGCTCGTTCGCAATCTCTTGAAAATATATTTAAACAATACGAACAAGATAGTATTAAGATATGAGTTTCGATTCCAAATTGTTACAACTTGTAAATGATGACCGTGAAAGATCTCTAGTCACAGAGATCAATAAACACAACATCAATATCTCCAAGAAGCATCAAATTTCATTGGAATCTCTCACACGTAGCATTCCTCAAACATGCGCCCCTGGTATTTGTAAAGGAATCATGAATGATTTTACGCGATGCACATACAAGGTTGTTGAGGATAGTGCATATTGCAACATTCACAAGGATCAGGGTGATGTCATACTCTGCCCACAGATAGTAAGAAGATCTGGTAACGAGCACACACACACCGACCCCGACCTAAGAAATGTCCCGGGATGTCCGGGGTGTGAAAAGAGGGCTTATAGATTAGACTTCTATAATTTATAATGAGTAAAACTGGAATCCTACTAACAGCTATAAATAATTTTTATATAGAAGAGGAAAACAGAACTAAATTAATGAACATTTTGGATAAATCGGGAGGTATTTCACTTCGAAATATTGAATGGTTCATCACTACATATGCCAAGAAAAACCATACAACTTTCAAGACGAATGATGGAAAAATTTTCACTGTACATTGTGCATACAAGTCAAGTCTTGATGGATACAGTAAGAAACTTTTTGACCCGTTTTGTAGATCAGAAAAGTTTGTATATACAGTTCCAGGAACATCCCATGAAATTCATACAACACTGGCACAGTTGAATTTCATCAAATGGTGTATTAAGAACAATATTATTGATTACATGACCGATAATAAGAGTTCTCTATTTAGTAAGCGGGTGACATAAAACCTTTATCAAACACATAGGTTTGGTAACCAGTATAGTACATGTTTAAAGAGTAAGTATTAGAAGACACATCCACCTCCGTTGTATCCAATTTCACTTCTATGTTCGTTTTATCTGATTGTATTTGACTAAAATCTAAGCTCCCCGATGGTTCCACATTGATCGGATTCATCGAGAAGCTATATGTGTAAATATTTCTGATTGGCCTTGCTAAACGATTATCAAATGGTATGAGATATTTATAATAGCTATGATCTGTCTTTGTAACATTCGGTAACTTATTACCATTGATGTAAAAGCTCGCGGATTCCATGATAGCATCAAAGAAGGTTGTTTGGTCATCAAAGCTTACGTTCGATGAAAAGTTGAAACGATTTTGATAAAGTCTTTGTTCATTTACATCGCGCGATCCGATTGCATCCCCTTCAACCTCGAATTCCGTGTTTCTCAAAAACCAATGAATACATTTGACGGGGATGTTTGGTACAAGATTATTTATAATCCTATCTACACCAAGTTCGCTCACAATTGAGGGATGTTTTCTTACCAGATCTGTTACGAATGTTTGCTTTTCACTTGATAGAAAAATTCTTTCTTCCGGACTGACAGTGATTTCTTCAGTTACGAGATTGAATGATTGTAGAGATAGTGTATCCGTGGTATTGGTAAAAAATGTTTGTTGGTGAAACTCCAATTCGAATTCAATTTTTTGGCGATATGCGGCACACACCGGGAAGTAGGGGCGGTTTGGTTTATTCGAGGAGTATTCATCACTTGCATATTTTCTCGAAAAGAAGAAGTGAAGAGGAATAACCAGATTTGATTCTAGACGTGCATACGTTTCGTCATTACTCGAATCATCGTAGCCTAAATTTCGATTCACAAGAAATCTATTTGCTATTTTTTCTGAAATTTCGAGGTATAGTTCATCATACAGAATACCCCAATCATCGTGGATTTTTTCAACTTCGAGGTCATCCACAAACATCGTGACACTCTTGAGAATGTGACGCCCCAATTGATCTGCGTAGTTACCATCTGATATACCTGGCATTGTGATACTCAGATACATGTTACTCAATAGGTCACCCATATTGGTGGGATTGAATTGAACCTTAACAATCTGTCCAAATGGCCATGAAGCTATGGTACCATTATTCACAATATTTCGAGCGCGGTGATACTTTCGAAATTCTGAATGCCTCTCTGGGTTGTAATTAAAGAATGATTCTTCTGGGTCTTTGGAAAGCAGTTGTGTATCCTGCTTTCCAATAGCTTTTAGGGAAATCTTAGCGGCTTCACCCATGCTTACTATTGTTTATATATTTTTAATATCCATTTTCCACATTGTGATGTGACTGGTTTTCAATATACGTTCCAAGTCTTCATTCGCCTGCCTTTCCTCATCCATGAGGGCTTTTACACGCTCCTCCGTATATTCAACCGTCCTAATGTTGAGGAGATAGTCGTAGTTTCCCTCAATTTTCGGAAACGTCGCAGACATCTCAGCCTCCAGGTCCTTCTTCTTTCTTTTGAATACCACCAGTTTTCCCTCTATGACCATGGACACAAACTTTGATTTGTGGCCACACATTGCAGCCCTCTTCTCTAACACATCCACTAGGTGTGCCTTTCGCTTCTTGTAATGTTCCAATCGGAGTTGCACAAAATCTTGGAGAATCTCTTCGGCATTCGCATATTTGTGGATGCCCCTGGTTGGATGGAAGAGGTGCATGTTAGAGGTATGAAACGTCTTCTTCATCTTGAGGTCCTTCACCAAGTCCTTCCCAGTGTAGCCAAAAATCTCAAAATCCACATCCTCCGTGGTGCTATTGTTCGTGTAGCTGTTGATCATCTTCTTTTCCACGAGTGTGTCTAAGTACTCCTTATAGTCTTGGGTCCATCGCCCAGGTGGAAGCTCTGTGACTTTGAGTCTGGAACCCGTGTCTTTGTAGATACCCTCAGTGACCCAGAGACCGGTGTCATCCTTATAGACCCGTCCCTTGAAGCCCCTGAACCATGGTTTCATTTCGATGAGGTCTTCACCCCCCAAAGTTCTCTTAATGTTCTCCTTAATATCTTCGGGATTGAAGGGAGGTACGTAACAACTGAAACCCGTACCGATGCCCTCTGTACCATTCACCAGAACCATAGGTAAGGTGGGCATGTAAAAGTCTGGTTCGATGGGGCGTCCATCATCATCCAAATAATTAAGAATGGCGTCATCTTTGGGATCGAAAAGCTTTCGAGCCTCGGGTGTCAATCTCGTGAAGATATAGCGTGTCTGGCTGGCATCTTTCCCACCCATCAACCTGGTTCCAAACTGACCACATGGTTCAAGGAGGTTGATGTTATTCGAACCCGTGTAATCATTCGCCAACTTGACAATTGTATCCGCCAATGAAACTTCACCGTGGTGGTATGAACTTTTTTCAGCCACATAGGCTGCCAGCTGTGCCACCTTCATCTCATCTTTGAGGTTCTTCTGAAAACAGGAATACATAACCTTCCGCTGGGAGGGTTTGAGACCATCAGCCACGTGGGCGATTGATCGCTTTAGGTCTGCGAGACTGAAGTTCACTAGATCCTTGTGGACAAAGTCTGTGATGTCAAGTTGCTTCACATTTCCATAGGGAACCTCAAGTTCCGAAGCCTCCTTGGCTGTGCTGTCAAGGAGCCAGGTCTTCCGCGAATCGGCCATCTTCTTGTCAAATGCGAGAACGATCGACGTGTCCGTCATCACATCCATGTCAAACTTGACTGTGAGATCCTGAATTTTCTTGAAGTAGTCCCTCGCTTCAGCGGATGTTGAGGTACCCAAACCCTTGTAGTACTTGATTTTCCACCCAGCCTTTCCAGATCCATACCAAGTTCGGAATGTCGAGTCAGTGTAAAAGGACTTAGACTCCGAACCCTTCGTAGCCTTGATGATTGGGGTCACCATAGAAACTACGAACCCCAACTTGAGCAGACTTGGCCAAAAGTAATGGATCATGTTGAGAATTAGACCCTTGATGTGAGACCCATCGTTATCCGCATCAGTCATGATCATGAGCCTCCCGTAGCGGAGTTCGGACACATCCTTGTAGTCCTTACCCTGTTGGAGACCCAAAATCTTCTTGAGATCATTGAACTCCTGGTTCGATGAGAGTTGAGCCACCGAGACATCCCTCACATTCTTACACTTACCACGGAGGGGGAAGACCCCGTAGTGATCCCTTCCAACCACAGAGAGACCCGCGACCGCCAGAGTCTTCGCCGAATCACCCTCTGTCACGATGAGTGTGCATTTCCCAGACTGCGCAGTGCCAGCCTTGTTTGCATCGTCCAATTTGGGAATCCCCGTGATTTTGGACTTCCGGGTACCGTCAGACTTTTTGAGTTCCTTCATCTCCTTAAACTTCGATAGTGCCAGGAGTTCATCTTGGATTCCAGTCTTTAGGGCATTCTTGATGAAGTTCTTCGGGGGATCAAACTTCGAGCCAAAGTCTTGGGACTTTGAGGTGCATTCAGACTTGACCTGACTCGAAAATGTGGGATTCTCGAGGGTTGCCTTGACGAAGATGTTGAACGTGTTCTTCACTTGTTGGGGCTTCAGTTTGATCTTTTTCGCCATGTCTTCGATGATTCCATTTGCCACTAGGGATGCCACGTGATCTACGTGGTTACCACCCTTTGTGGTACAGATACCATTGACGAAGGACACCTGTTCCATACCATTCTCAGCTGGACCGATACACACAGACCACCTGTCAGACACGACGGAGCACACATTATCGACACCCTCGTGCATTTTTGCGTAGGCTTCGAAGGATGTCTTTGGGAGAACATCTCCATTGAACTTGACCTTACAGTTGGGGGTCGTACAGATGTTTGCATCCCAAACCCTCTTTTGGAAAATCTGGTAGATTGATTCATCCATCTTGGACATCCCAAACCTCTTCCAATCCGGAGTGAAAGTCACAGATACAGATGACGTGGCACCTGCATGCTTCTTAATCTTGGGTTGGTGACAGGTTGTCATGTTATTGGACCA